CTCAAGATTTAGGGTCAGTTCATCCACGCGGGTTGAAGTCTCTTTACGAGATGCGATAAAAGCCTGTGCGTAATCTAGAGCTTCTGCATCGGTCTGCATGAGGAGACCAGATTGGTTATAGCTGTGGGTAAAGTATTTAGCAATAGAGGCAGCATCGCTGGCAGTCTGGACTGTACCGCCTGTACGAGTAACAGTTGCTAGGTTATAAATCTGGGTGTCATCAAAGACCCACTTGACATCAAAGTAACTAATTCCTGTGCCATTGTCATTAAAGACTATAGGTGTGCCTGCGATTGTACCGACTGTGACATTGCGATCTTGGAAAGCGCATCGACCCTGTGCATCCATGTAGATAGCACCATACTCAGTAGTAGCAACAGTCTGCAAAGCTCCTAGTGCTGTGCGCTGTGTGGCTGGATCTGCCTGTACAGTCGTAAGCCCTGTGTCAATGTCGCGTAGAGCTAAAGGCCAGCCGATAGTGTCTAGGATCTTGCCAATGCGTGAGCCTGTGGTCTCACCTGCCGTAGCACCGACTACGCCAAAGAATTGTGCATTCTGGAAAAGTCTAAAGCCATCGACTGCTGTAACTGTCGTGTAGACAATGTCACCGTTGAACTTAGGTGTTGATGTGTTATAGCCCGTAATGTAGCCAGCGAAGATCGGATAAGTAGTACCGCTATAGGTGGCAGTAATGGTCATCTTACGCATAGGGCTTAAATAAGAAAAGTAGGGTGATGCTGGATTTTGCGGGTTAAAGTCACCATTCTGATCAATTACCCGAATTGAAGCTGTGCCAGTCTGAAACACTTCAGCTGAGATCTGTCGGCCCCGATTAGTCTGCACTGAGTCAAGTAGGTTAGACACATCCACAATAAGGCTTGTAGGGCTATCTGAGAGGACATCAGCACCATCTAGGACTGATGAGTCAAGGATAAAGGGATAGCCAAATGAAGCCCCTGTGGAGAAGTCAATGACTACATTGATGACTGGTCTGGTCACAGTGCCCCAGCTTGGACAAGACTATCGCCTCTGCGATTTAACTTGATCAAAGAATCTTGGACTAGATTTACAAGCTCGTCAGGGTTCGCAATGGTGTTAGCGTAAATATTAACAATAGGAGTCTTAGATCCACCGCTGTTCATGGTAGGGCTGTAACCACCTAAGTCACCGACTGAATACTGATAAGCAACAAGGTCACGAAGATCCGATGCGTTCTGCATATCTAGTAAATCCGCAAAGGCATTGGCTCGAGCTGAGGCTGCATCTGCGTATTCAAGGATCGCATCGATAGATGCACCTGTTGTCGAGATAGGTGCTATGTAATCTCCTGCTGGAATTCCAGAGCCAAGACTGGAACTCTTAGGCACAGCGGCAGTAGATTGCATACCTGCCTTAGCAAGCAAGTCGATCATATCTTGAATCTTTTTTAGAGCAGCATCTAGGTTTTCTTGGTTGATTAGATCTACTGGCTTTAGGCTGTTAAGAATTGATTCAATGCTAAGCAAGGCAGCGTTCTGACCAGTCAGTGCATTGAGAGATTTTAGGTCGGCATTGAGTTTAGCCGTTGCATTGATGATCGCCTTTTCATCTTTAGAAGCAATAGCATCTTCTAACTCTGAGATTGAACGCTTGACATTGAGGCGAGCAGTATCGTTAGCGATCTGGAGAATCTGGGATTGGCTAGTTGCCTTGCCTAGTTGCTCAGCCTGAGAAGTAAGTGCTGCTGCAATCTGGATCTTTTCGATGTCAAAGATCTCTTCACCCTTGCCAAGTGCAAGGTTAGCCTTGTCGATTGCACCTTGTAGTTTCTTGGCTGTGTTTTGCTTATTAAGGAGAGCCAGTCTTTCTTTCTCACGCTTTAGTGCATCTTTTTCAAGTTTAGCCATCAACTCTTCTTGTTTTTTCTGAGTCAGAGTAAGCTTGACTTCTTCCTTCTTTTGAGGAATTACGACATTTCTGCCGATCTGTGCTCCAGCAAAACCAGCAAAAATGTCTCTTGGAAGTTTCTTCAAATTCTGAATTAGTGTGGGGATAACTCCAACAGTTCTGCCTGCTTGACGCGAGACATTAGCAAGGGCAGTTGCGATACTCTCGATCACATAGGCTGCATCGGATGCGTCAGTACCTCCACCGACTAGAGCAAAGGCATCAACTAAACCGCCACCGATGATTTCTGCGGCATTAGATGTCGCAACGCTTAAAACATCAAACTTGTAAGCAGTAGTGTCTAAGTAATCTTCAGCTGCTCCTGCTGAACGCTTTAGAATAACTCCAAGAATTTCGTTAAATGACTTGGATGTAAGCTCTGCCCTAGTGAGCCCAGTATTGTATTTAGTCAGGCCTCGCGTAATGCCTACATAACCTTTGCCAAGATCCTCAGTAACAGTCGCTAGATCAACTCCTGATGCGCGACTAATTGTAATTGCATCATTTAGAAGTTTCTGGGATTGAGTCAATGATCCAGTCGTGGTTAATAAACCTTGAAAGGCAGGACGAAGAACATCGTCTGCAATAGCCGCTGACTTTTCTAAATTGGCAATGTATTCTGTAATTTGAGGATTAGCAAAGCCAATGCCCAAGTTTTCTACAGCTGTTGTTAATCGTCTTGCTGCTGCTTCATCTTCTGCAAAAGCCTTAACTGCTGCTTTGCCATATTGACTGATAGCTGCTGCGCCAAAGGCTAGACCAAGTGATCCTGCCACTTTCTTGGCTGTGCCATTTAACTTGCCTAGTGCGGTATCTGCTTGCTTAAATCCCTTAGCATCGAACTTGGATGCAATACTAATTACTTCTTGATAGTTCACGCTGCGCTCCTTAGTGAGTTAGCTCTTGAACGCTTCAGCAATTCTTGTTCTGCTGTGCTAATAGCCTTATTGACTATACCTTCAGCTCTACCCTTATCAAGTGACCATGCCTTGAAGATCAAGCGACCTCGACCTTTTAGGCTACCGCTAAGAGGTGGAAGGGCGGCAATAAACTGTTCTCCAGCTTGAGGGTTGCGAGAATGTGAAAACTTTTTACCTGCTGGGCCTTTAGGCCCTACCCACGGCTGACCCTGTGGCCCATTGCGACCAGCAGATTCATAAATCGCGCCTGCCCGTGAATCGTTAAACACTCTAGCCATTGTACTAAAGCCTTGTCGATTAGGTTTAGAAGTTGCTGTTGTATAACCAATTTTCGCTTTAATAGTTGAAGCATTAAAAATTGGAAATGTACCTTCACTAAATGACCGACCAGCCCAGTTGCTTAAAGGTGACTGCGATGGGACAAAGCCCTTAGCTGCTCTAGCAACTGGAGCAAGCCCTCGCTTCATTTCCATTTTTAACGATTTCTCTAGATCTGGAGCAAAGCGGCGCAATGCCTTGCGAAGGTCAGCGTTTCCGCGTAGCTCGATTTGCATCGCTGACCTCTTTCGCTTCGTCTTTGAGACCTTGCACTAGAGCATCTAGCATGGTCTTATCTAAATCTAATAATTGCTGTGGCGCGATTCCCAACCTAATGCTTAGCCTAGCAATTAGATAGGTGAATGGAAGATCGCGCTTTAAGCTAAAGGGTCTGAATCAAGCACCTCGACACTTTTTAGTGTCTCAATGAAATCCATACCAAAAGGCTTAACAGTTTCACCTGACCTGCGTGTTACTTCCCAAGCGAGCCAATAGACATGACTTTGTAGTTCCTGATCTCTGAACGCCTTATGAAAGCCCATTTTAGCGTACTGCTCAAATGCGTATTCCACTGCTGGAGTAATTTCGCCTTCTAGTACGCTTCCATCTTGTCGAACGATCTTTAACTTTGCCATGCTATTGCCCCTTAGTTAGTTTTTTAGAATGTGCCTGTAGTTGCTACTGCAACTGTTGAGTTACATGTGAATGTAATTGATTGTGTGCCAATATCGCCTACAGCACCATTGATGTCTGTAGTGTTATTGACAAGGATTGAAACAGTATAGAGAGGGTTAGTCGCTGAAACTGCTGTTCCTTTTTGCTGTAGGAATACTGCTGTGACTGTTGTTCCCCATGCAGCTTGTAGTGTTGCCAATACATTTGTTGCTGCTGTGTCATTCAAAAAGTCGATAGTTACAGTAGAAGATTCCAAACCTTTTACAAATTTGTGAGAGGTATCACCCATGGCACTTACCTCAAGCTCATCAAATGTGCGGTTAATTGTTACTGCTGTGACATGGTCTGAAAGATCGACTGAATTGATCTTCACGCCCACATTGTTATTTAGAAATACAGCCATGAGATTATTCCTCGTCCTTCTTAGTAGTTACTGGCTTTAGTGCTTCTGGCTTAACCTGCCCGATCTTGATCAGAAAGGCTTCGTTCTCTTTATCCCAATCGGACATTGTTATTCCCAACTTGTTAAAATGGATACGGACATCTCACACGACAGCAGCTCACCTGATGCCGCATTGAGAATACTTGGTGCGCTTATTGCGCTTACATTATAGGTCAAAGTCGATGCTGCTAGCTTAGCAAACACGCGACAGACAAAATCTTCTATGCCATTGAGGTTACCCTCGTTGTCGAATAAAGGCGCAACGATCAGCAATTTGAAGGATGCCATTGGACTAATACCAATGTGCTGATTATTGGTAGGCGTAATGTAAGG